GTAGCTAATGAAATAGAAGCAATACCCATTAGCTCTTCATTAGTAAACCCAGCCATTTTTCTCATTTGAGTAAACTGAACTAGCATATCCTCACTTAACATTGTACCTGTACCAAGAGTTTTATTGATAACTAAAAGGGTTTCTTGTAAACCTGCAGTAGTAACAGCATTACCTTTAGACATATCAGTTATATCTAACTGCGAATTAGCCATTTGGGTAAGTTCAGCTCTGGTTCTTACAGAGTCGGCATATGTCATGTTCATACTCTTAGCCATTTCACCTGCTGCCGCATCTGAAGCAATTACAGCCTTTAATAGTTCAGCTAGTAAAACTGCAGGAGCTAAGGCGGCTTTTAAGGATTTAGCTAGTGATTTAATACCAGACATAGCTGACATAAATCCTTTTCTATCAATAACACCTAGTAATTTTTTACCATCAGGTTTACCTAGTTTATCGAATTTTTTAGAAGCAGCTGAACCTGCTAGGGTCTCTCCAGACTTTGATTTTAATTTATCGGCTAAACCAAGCTTTTTAACCATATCTTTAGTTAAACCCTCTCCAGTTTTAAGAGAATGTTCTATATCTTGAGAGGTATTTAAAGCTGCCTCAGATGCAGCCTCAAAAGGGGCAGAAAAAGCTGTTATTCCTGGAACGGATTTTACGGCAGTAGCTAAATTTCCAAATGTTTTAACTCCAAAATTATCTTTAATTCTTTGTGAAGATTCTACTATACCATCTATTTGCAATTTTAATTTAGTAGCTTCATCAACTTGTAGTTTAATTGTTTGTGCTATATCTTGGTCTAATTCATTTTGACTTTTACCAAACTTAGCTTGTTGTTGTTTTAAAAGTCTAATTTTTTGTTCTAAACTAACTTTTTGTTTACTAAAAATTTCACTTTGTTTATCTACCCCTAATTGTCTTTTTCCTATAGAATAGGATTCTTGGGAGATTTTATTTATATCATTAGTAATTTTTCTAAGTAAAGACTTTTCTGTTCTTTGAAACTTTAAATTGGTTATCTGGTCTTTAATAACATTAGAAATATCTTGTTGATCAGATAATAAGTCAGATTCAATACCCGCTTGTTCTTTAACAATACGAAGTTGTTCTTTAAATAGCCTATTTTGATCCGCTATTAATTCCTTTATAGTTTTAGCTGTTTCTTCTTGTTTTTTAGACACAATGGTATTTTATTATAAATATGGTTACTTATAACTTGTTTTACCTCTATAGGGTTTAGATGCTTCGGTAAATGCAGGGGTATTAACTTTACCGTCAGCATTAATTAGATTTTTAGTTCCTTTACCTCCACTTTTGGCATTTTCGTATGATTTTTTCTCTTCAGCATAAAAATCTTTTATTTCTGAGTAAGTGAATTTTCTTAACCAAATAGGCATATTATAAACAGAGGGATAATCATATCCACCTTTACTATGAAATAGTATTTGGTGAATCATTTTAAAAAGATTTAAACGTGCCTCAGGGGCATTAGTTATAGTCAGGCCAAAAAAAGTTTAGACCAATTGGTATGGTCACCTCCTCTCCATTATCCAAGATATAGGATAAGTTTACATCGGGTTGAGTAGAGGCAATATGATCTCTAAATGCTCTAGAATCCCTTGCTAAGAATCTATTATCTACAAATTCTCTAATTTCTTTTTTTTCTTCATTACCATCTACAGATGTAATTAGATATTTTAATCTTGTAGTAAGTTCTGAGGAGTTTTCTTTGTTAATTTTTTTAAGACCTGCTAATTCTCGATCTATTTGTTTTTCTAATTTACCCGTAGCTAATTGATAAGTTAAAACTGTACCAGTTGCTGGGGTGGTAAAACTAAATTCATTTTTGCCTGCTTCAAATTCAGATTCATCAAATTCTTTATTTTCTAAAGTTGACATATCTAAGGTATAATTTTGTCCTTTAACTTCAACATCATAATCCTTACCATATCCTAATATACGAGTAGCAATTAGAAGCGCATTTTTATCACCAACAATTAAATCATCAAGTTTAATATCCTTATTTATAATTACAGATTGTAATAATTTTTCTAATACTACTCCCTTTTGAATAAAGGATTGGTTGGAAAGAATATCCTCTTCCTTAGCAGTCATATATTTAACTTCTACTTTACCACTTGATAGGGGATTGTCTTTAGAATATATTAAACCTTTAGATGGTAATTCTACTTCTTCGGTTGGAAATTTAAATTCACTCATAGTCTTTATTTGGTTAAAACGTTTTTATCAGTTATACATATTAATATAAAAAAAAGCTTGACCGAAGCCAAGCAATTTTTGATAAGTTATGTAATTGTTTCTTAGAAATTTAAGATACAGTAATCTGGTTGTACTGTTAATTGTAGTTCTACAGCAGCACTTTCATTATCCCAGTTATAATCTCCAAAGTTAGCTTCAGTAATCATAGCCCCTTTGATAATCCATTCTGAAACGATATCTCCTACAGGTCCTAATACGTTCATAGTTAAATCCTTTTTATAGAAATCACTATAACCATCTCTACCCGTTACTGACTCATGGTGTAATCTAACCCATTCCATACATGCTTGAGCACCACTTGGAGTAATTGGATCAAATAACGTCATTTGAATTGTGTTCCAAAGTGTTTTACCTTTAACGTATCTTGCAACGTTAATATGGTTCAACTGAACTGTACCTTGAGTTAATGAAACAGCTCCCATACCTTTAATTTGGTATGAAGGGATTCCATCTACATACAATATAAACCTGTTTTGTTGTTTCGGTTCAAATGCTGTATAAAATATTTCGTTTGGGTCTAATACTGCCATTGTTATATAATTTTATTATAAATATTTATAATTATTGTTTTTATTCAGGAAATGTTGCTCCAGTTGGTAAAACGTTGAAATCTAGAATAATGAATTCAGCTGTTTTAGTTGGTTGTAAATAAATCTGACCTACTAGCTCATTTCTATCAATTACGTCTGGTGTATTATTTGTAGCATCCATTACTACTTTAAAAGCATATAATCCTTGTCTTTGTTGTACTGATTCTAAGTATGGGTTTACATTTGCTAAGAAGTTGTTTCTTGTTGCATTTGTATTTTGTTCAAATACTAAGTTATCTGATACTTGTGTGATATATCCTTTAAGTGCAATTAATAATCTACGTACATTTACTCTATCTAAAGCACTTGCTCTTTTCTGTAAAGTTTTCTGTCCAAATACTACAACTCCACTTCCTGGGAATGTTGCAATTGGGTTTACATTTGCTTCGTATAAAGTATCTCTATTACCTGATGTTAATTTTCTTTCTGCTCTTACTACACTTCCTAAAGCTCCTCTAAGCAAACCTGCTGGTGCAAACCATGGGTCTGATGAAGCATCTGTAAATGCATAAACTGCAGGAATATATGTTGAAGCTGGTGCCCAAACTGTTTGTCCGGTTCCGGCATCTACCGTTTGTAACCACGGCCAATATGTTGCTGCATATGAACTATCATAAGCACTTGCTTGTGTTGTAACTGTGTTGATTGACGCATTATATGCTACAATATCAATTACTGCTATACAATCAGTTCTACCTTGTGCTAATGTTACTAAACCAGTTGTTTGTGCTGCATGATCTTGTGAATTTAATCCAGGAGCAGTTATTACATTAAACTGATAATCATCTGAGTTGCTAAGTAAGTTAATAGACTGTGTATAATCGTTTGCTCCAATACCTTGTATATTACTTGCATTTATATTTTCATTAAACAATGCATTTCCATTTTCAAAGTTTTTACCTGTAGCATTATCAAAAGATCCAGAGCTAATTTTTGGTAAACTACCAGTAAATTCGCTTTTTGCTTCTCCATTATTATCAAAATAAGAAGGTGTTGGTAAACCTACTTCTGAAACGTATATGTAAGCACTTCTTCGTGGGAAATTACCATTTGTTTTGACAAAGAAATCTGTACCGTCTTGTTCTACAGTTTCGTATGTGTCACCTATTACTTTTGAAATATAATTAGATGCTTGTGGGTCTAAAGATATATTGTTATATGTTTCTAATATAGCCTTTTGTGTTGAAGTATCATTTCCTCTTCTTACTAATAATGAAAATTGTCCTGAAGCTGTGTTTACAGAAGCTATTTCCCATCTAAGATTATTTGCTGAACCACTATCTAATGTACCATTTGCTGAGTCTGTTGATTGATAATTATTCATTATCTCACCTTCAGATATAGTTTTAATTGTAAAAGATGAAGTTGTTTGTAAATCATCAGCTGTTAAAGAATATTCTAAGTTAGTTCCTACTGCCGAATCCGCAACTGCTACCGCACCTAAAGATTGTGATGTAAAGTTTATTGTATCTCCTACTTCGTATCCTGTTCCTGGGGTTGTGATTGTAATATTTGTTACAGATGAAGTAACTGATGCTGCTGTTTGAGTTGCAAGAGTTATACTAGCTACTGCGCCTGTTCCAAGTCCACCATTAACAGGAACATTTAATATTTCAGTTCCTCCAGTACTACCTGTAATATTTAGGTTAGTTCCATTTGAAATTGAAGATAATAATTGATTAGCACCACCAACTAAAGCACCTGATGTTAAAGTACTACCTATAGAGCTTGATGCTTCAGAGAAAGAACCTGTAACAACACGTGTTACTAATAATGATTGTCCTCCTTGAGCAAAATAATTTCTTGCTGAAATAGAGTTTAAATAAGTGTATTGTTGTGATCCACTTTCTATTTGTCCCCCAAATATTGCTTCGTATTGGGAAAAAGTAGAAACCCCCGTTGGAATACCAACAGGTCCCATTACTGCGGGTCCTATAATAGCTGCACCAAAGGTAACAGGTCTAGCCCCAATAAAGGATGAATCATTTTCTCTTGTTAATACACCGGGAGATATTAATGTTGTCTCTGCCATTGTCTATAGTTTATTTATTTTTATTTTATTATAAATATTAAAAAGTATTTCAAAAATTTATTCCTTTGGAGTAAATTCTCCGTTTTCTAAATTTATATTACCTTCACCGTATTTATCTTGTAATTCTTTACCAGTTTTTGCTTGGTTGTCTTGAAGGACTTTAAAATCTTTTAATATTTCTTCTTTTTGGGTTTTTAACGCACTAATTTGTAGTTCTACACCTCCTAATGCGGCAATAACCTCATTTGTTTTATTTTGATATTCTTGTAATACTTGTAACTCTTTTTTTGATAACTTTTGATTTTTCATATATAAATTATTTTGTTGATAAATATGTAAAGATTATTTAAAAGTCGATATCTTCGATATTATTTGTTGTTTCTGTTGTAATAGTAATTTTAGCCTTAGAATTATAAACTTTAGTAGTATTTAATTCTTTCTGTATTGTATCTGGGAGTATATATCCTCTTAGTCTAATATTAAAAGTACCAGTAACTAATCTATCTTTACCTTGGGTTAATTCAGTTGCTGTTGTAAAAGAATCTATGAAAGCTCTAAATTGAAATCTTTCAGGATTACCCCAGTAAGCATCAGAAGCATATTCACATGCTTCAATTACTTTATTTAACTGTTCCATATAATAAGTTTGGATGATACAGCTATATTCCATTGTAACATAATCGGGCTGTGCTACTATATGGAATTTTTCAACTGGTTTTCTATTATTTAAAGTACCAAAGTTGCTATAAAAGTTTTTTGAACTAAATTCCTTAGACCATTGACCATATAAATTAGGCATATTAGCATCTAGTTTATTAGCTACTGTTCTATCTTTAGATATTGAATCTCTTTTTATTACTAAAATAGGAAGCATAATTGCCCCACTTTTATCTCTGTAGTATCCGTCACGTTGAAATGATTTCCATCTTTCAGGTGCACCATATATTACAGGTACTTCTCTTCGTTCACCATTTTGATAAACAAAGGGTCTAATTACATTTTGAAAATAATAAAATACTGCTTCATCAATATCTTTGATACCAACTGAGTATTGTTTAGTAGTATCATCTTTAAAACTCATTTGGTTTGATCTATTAAAATCAATACCTGTTTCTGTATAATTAGGATTAGGAGGTGATATAGAACTATTAGGGTTTCCTACCTCCCCCCTATCTTCTATCCCTCTAAAAGCAGTATTTTTACTAGTGCTTAAAGTTAATTGACTTTTTGGTATAGGTTTTCTAGGTTTTGCCATTACATTCTTTCTATATGAGGTGAAATTGCTACTTTATCTGCTGGGATGTAATATGTTGATACTAATATTGATATTACATTACCAAATTGATCTAAATCAGGATTTAATGGGTTTGGTGTTCCATCTGAATCATTATTAGGGTATTGTGGATTTTTACCTCCCCAATATTGGTTAGCAATTGTGCTTTGTACCCCATAATATTTTTCTTCATATAAAACAATATCTCCTACTTGGGGGACAACATCAGCATCTACTAAATCATCTCTAAAAAAGTAAAAATTAATACCTTGTTCGAATAATACTCCTTCTCCTGCTTCAGGATATTGTTCATCTCCTCTATCTATTAAAACATTAAATAAAAATGGACCATCATAATATTTTTCTTCAGCTGCTTCGCCATAAATATTAACTTTAGTTTCTTCTAATTTAAATTGATATAAAGCACATTGTTGAGTAATAATATTACCCATTAATTCTCTATTAAACTTTCGCATAAGAGAAACATCCCTTTGTCTGGTGTACATTGCCATATTATCCTATGAAAATTGTATATGGAACCTTTTGTAATTCCAGCATTTTTGAATCTCCTTCTTTTGCTCTTCTTTCTAATGAAGCCATTCTTGAAGTTTCATCTAAATATGTTCTTAATCTTTCTATTAAGGCTGATTTTTCTGCTGTTCCAGCTGCTATTAAATCTGATTGATTTAATGTTACATCAGCATTTGGGATTGGTATACTACCATATTTACCTCTTACATATCCTAACATTTCTTTTGATAATGCTAAGGTATATTCAAATATCCACTGACGTCCTACACTATTAATTTGGTCATAATTAGGATTACCATAAGGGGCATTTGATACATTAGTTACATTCCCAGGGGTTTGCATTACAGCGCTAGAAATCCTTTCATCTCTAAGGATATATTCAAACCAGACTTTACCTTCTTTACCAGCACTAAATGAAAAATTAGGAATAGGAAATACTCTTAAATTATTATTTCTTATTTCAAATGAGTATTGGTTTCTTCGAATAGTTTCACTCATTTCAATTTGTTGGATAACTGCTATATCATAGTTTAAAGGAGCCATTAAATATCCTCCTTCAGCTCCAAACCCACCTAAGCCCATTATTCCTGATGCCATTACACCACCAAATCCAAATCCATTATTTGCACCTAAAAATCTAGCACCTGCTGGGTAAGGATTTTCATAAAATACTCTTTTTACTTCTATACCATGCATATACTCAGATCCCGTAAGACCACTTGATGTCATAAAAGTTTCAAAAGAATAATCTTGAATACTAGAGGTTAAATCAAATGAACCTGAATAATATGTTACATTTCCTCCTGATCCTGCTTCTTCACCATATTGTTCTGATAGTCTAACTATTGGTTCAAAACTTGGTGTTATAAGCGCAGTATTTAAAAGTGATGCCGTTGGTAATCCATCAATGGATAATTGATTATCTCGTATTTTATACGCATAAATTTCATTACCATATGTAGTTACAGCTTCTTCAAAAGCAGTAAAAAATGATCCTGATTGTAATTCTACATCTACTAAAGGGTAGCCCATTCTTT